TGTAAAAGGCTGATTATCAACATGCCGCCCCGTCATACGAAGTCAGAATTTGCGAGTTACCTGTTGCCAGCGTGGTTTCTAGGTAAATACCCTAACAAAAAGGTCATTCAAAGCTCGAATACGGGTGAATTGGCGGTTGGTTTTGGTCGAAAGGTGCGAAATCTGGTCGATTCGGAGACTTACAAGGCAATTTTTCCAAATTTGGAGCTTCAGCAGGACTCAAAAGCCGCTGGAAGGTGGAATACGAGCAAAGGCGGCGACTATTTTGCGATTGGTGTAGGCGGTACGGTCACTGGGAAGGGCGCAAACCTGCTGATTATTGATGATCCGCATTCAGAACAGGAAGCCGCGCTCGCTGCGTCGAACCCGGATGTGTTTGACAAGGTGACGGAGTGGTATACGTCAGGCCCGCGCCAACGTTTGCAGCCGGGCGGGGCGATTGTGATCGTGATGACGCGCTGGGCGCAACGGGATTTGACGGGTCAGGTGCTCAAAGCGGCAGCGGCCCGAGGTGGTGAGCAGTGGGAGGTGATTGAGTTCCCTGCCATCATGCCTTCGGGTAAACCCCTATGGCCGGAATTCTGGGAGCTGTCGGAGTTGGAGGCGTTGCGTCAGGAACTTCCAAACGCGAAGTGGCAGGCGCAGTATCAACAGAACCCGGTGGGCAATGAGTCAGCGATTGTGAAGCGGGACTGGTGGAAGTGGTGGGAGACTGAGAATCCGCCGCAGTGTGACTACATTTTGCAGGCTTGGGACACGGCGTTTGAGAAAACCCAGCGGGCCGACTATTCAGCGGGCACGACGTGGGGAGTGTTTATCAATGACGAGGACAACTCAACGCCGAACATTATTTTGCTCAATACGTACAAGAAGCGGGTTGAGTGGGTGGAGTTGAAACGGGACGTGCTTGCGGAGTACCGTGAGTGGGAGCCGGACAGTGTGTTGATTGAGAAAAAGGCGACTGGTGCGCCGTTGATTTATGAGTTAAGGGCGATGGGGATTCCGGTGCAAGAGTACACGCCCAGTAGGGGCCAAGACAAAATTGCCCGTTTGAACTCGGTCTCGGACATAATTGCGTCTGGAAAAGTGTGGTTGCCGCGCACACAGTGGGCTGAAGAATTGGTTGATGAAGTAGGTTCGTTCCCGTCAGGTGAACACGACGACTTGGTTGACTCCATGACACTTGCCCTGATGCGGTTCCGCCAAGGCGGGTTTCTCCGATTGCCATCGGATGAACCAGAAGAGATCAGATATTTCCGCAGCAAGAAAGCTGCGTTTTACTAAGGATTGATATGGCAACGAATATGTTCCCCTCATTGTCGCAAGCCCCGTTGGGCTTGGACGCGCTGGCGCAACCAGAGGATATGGGCGAAGGCCCGGGTATTGAGATTTTGATTGAGAATCCAGAGGGCGTTCAGATTGGCATGGATGGTATGTCAATTGACTTGATGCCCAAGGAAGAAGAGGAAGATTTCAACGCCAACTTGGCCGAGGACATGGACGAGGGGGAGTTGCAAAAAGTATCAAGTGATTTGCTTGAGATGGTGGACGCGGACATCAGCAGCCGTAAAGAGTGGGTGGATATGTACGTCAAGGGTCTTGATGTGCTGGGGATGAAGTACGAAGAAAGAACAGAGCCGTGGCTTGGAGCTTGTGGCGTATATTCCACTGTCCTTACCGAGGCGGCTATCAAGTTCCAGAGCGAGACAATCATTGAGACGTTCCCTGCTGCTGGCCCTGTCAAGACGGAAATCATTGGCGCGATTGATAAGTTGAAAGAAGAAGCAGCGGAACGTGTCAGGGATGACATGAACTACCAGCTTACAGAGGTGATGCAGGAGTATCGGCCTGAACATGAGCGGATGCTGTACAACTTAGGTCTGGCGGGCAGTGCGTTCAAGAAGGTGTATTTTGATCCGTCGCTTGATCGTCAGGTGGCGATGTTCATCCCTGCTGAAGACATCATCATTCCGTACGGCGCGTCCAGCGCGAACACATCCGAGCGTCTCACGCACATCATGCGTAAGACCAAGAACGAGGTTCTGAAGTTGCAGGTAGCTGGGTTCTACCGCGACATCGAGTTGGGTGATCCGCAGACTATTCACACTGATGTGGAGAAGAAGAAAGCCGAAGATCAGGGTTACTCGTTAACAGATGATGATAGGTTTCAGATTCTTGAGATTCACGTTGATTACGATTTAGCGGGATATGAAGACGAGGATGGCATCGCCCGTCCATACGTCATCACTGTGGAGCGCGGTACGACTAAGGTGTTGGCCATTCGCCGCAACTGGGAAGAGGACGATAAAAAGCAGCTTAAGCGTCAACACTTTGTACAGTACACATACGTCCCGGGCTTCGGTGCGTATGGGTTGGGATTGATACATTTGATTGGGGGTTATGCCCGTGCTGGCACTTCACTGATTCGTCAGTTGATTGATGCTGGTACGCTGGCTAACTTGCCCGGCGGCTTGAAAGCCCGGGGTCTGCGGATTAAAGGTGACGACACTCCGATCACTCCCGGCGAGTGGAGAGATGTGGATGTACCAAGCGGTTCGGTGCGCGACAACATCATGCCCCTGCCGTACAAAGAACCAAGTCAAGTTTTGGCGGGGTTGTTGGATAAGATTACCGAAGAAGGCCGTCGTTTAGGTTCTGTTGCGGATATGAACGTCAGCGACATGGGCGCAAACGCGCCTGTAGGAACGACGCTTGCGTTGCTTGAGCGACAGCTTAAGACAATGAGCGCGGTTCAGGCGCGTATTCACTATTCGATGAAACAGGAGTTTAAATTACTGCGCGACATTATTCGTGACAATACTCCGGGCGAGTACAGTTTTGATCCGGCGTCTGGTGACCGCAAGGCCAAGCGCGAAGACTACGACATGGTGGACGTTATTCCAGTGTCGGACCCGAACAGTGCGACGATGGCGCAGCGGATCATGCAGTATCAAGCTGTAATCCAACTGGCCCAAGGTGCTCCGCAGATTTATGACTTGCCACAGTTGCACCGCCAGATGATTGAGGTGTTGGGCGTTAGGAACGCCGACAAGTTAGTGCCGATTGATGATGACTTGAAGCCGCGTGATCCGGTTAGCGAGAACATGAGTTTCTTGACAGCCAAGCCCACTAAAGCGTTTATCTTCCAAGACCACGAATCTCACATTGCAGTTCACATGTCAATGATGCAAGACCCGGTCATCATGGCGCAGATCGGGCAGAACCCAATGGCGCAACAAATGCAAGCAGCCATCATGGCTCACGTTGCTGAGCATGTCGCGTTCTCGTACCGCAACAAGATTCAGGAACAGCTTGGCGCAACATTGCCAGCACCTGATGCTGAGTTGAGTGAAGACGTTGAAGTTCAGTTGTCAAAACTTGTATCTCAAGCCGCTACGCAGTTGCTTCAGATGGACAAAGCACAGGCCGCTCAACAGCAAGCTGCTCAGCAACAGCAAGACCCGCTCATTCAGATGCAGCAGCAAGAGTTGCAGATTAAGAAGCAAGACGCCGACACCAAGGCTAAGAAGGTCGAGGGTGAATTGTTGCTCCGCCAAGCAGAGATTGAACTCAAAGCGCAAGCACAGGGTAGTCAGAATCCTGACCCAGTTATGTTGGCTGAGCAGCACCGCATTGAGATGCAGATGCAAATAGAGCGGCACGCGCAAGAGATGCAAGCGGCGCAGCAACAACAACAGATGGCAGCGCAGCAACAACAAGCGGCTATGGCTCAACAACAACAGGCCCACGGTCAGAAATTGGCGCATGGCGGGCAAGTCCACTTGACCAATTTGCAGCACAAAGACATGGCCCACCGCCAGAAGTTAGCTCACGCTGAGATGGCGCGGATGAACCAGAAGCCAAAGGATGAATGATGGACCCGAAACTTTTTGAGGTGTTAAACAAAAAACTTGAAGTTCAGATTGAAAGCTTCAGGTCGGTTTTGTGTGATGGTGGAGCGAAATCCTACGATCACTACAAAGAACTGAGCGGGACTATCCGAGGTCTCCAACTTGCTCAGATGGAAATTGGAGACCTCGTGCGGAAAATAAAGGACTTAGATGATGACTGAATTCGACGTAAGTGCGATTGATCTTTCCAGTGTGCTCAACACCACCACTGAAGAAAAAGCAAAGCAAGTGCCCGATCCCGTAACCTACCACCTTCTGTGTATGCTTCCAGAAGCACAAGAGGAGTACGAAGGAGGTTTGCTTAAGGCAAGCCAGACCATGCAGTACGAGGAGCTTCTATCCCCCGTATTGTTTGTAGCCAAGATTGGCCCCGATGCGTTTAAAGACCCAGCGCGGTTCCCATCCGGCGCTTCGTGTAACGTTGGCGACTTTGTGTTGGTTAGACCCAACACCGGTAC